TACCATCGTCAGTCGATAAATCACTAAAAAGATTTCCTGAATCAGAGTCTACTACAGTTCCAGTACTTGCTGTAAATGCTGCATTTATAACTCTAACAGGTTGGTGAGTTGTGTCTGAACTTGTTACCGGTGTTTTCTCTAAATATATTGAATTTGTACCATCAACTAAACCTTCAATTGGACCCTCTGAAAGTAAATCATAAACAACGGAGGTTTGGTTTTGTTCTGGAATATTATCAACACCTTCAATTGTGCTTGTGCCTCCCGCAGCTCTTGCAAGGGATCCTGATTGTTTATTTTGCTTTTTCGCTCTTTGAGCGTCCATCCATTTCTTTTTTGCGTAACTCATTCTCTATGCTCCACTATTGTTATTCCAATGTCCTTACCGCTACTTCCACCTGTAATTGTTGTTGTTCCTGTACTACTCGAGTCTGAAGATTCTCCTGTTCCGTATGGTGTATTATAAGCTGTTACTGAATCTTCAGTAACAAGTACATATCCTTGATTTGCATACTTTCCTAAACCAACTTCTTCTAACCCATAGTTTATAACACTTCCGCCTACCATTAACTGCCCATAAAGCAAAGGAACTGCAACTCCTTGTTGAATATTATTTTCCGGGCCGTCAAATAAATAACTTTCATCGGATCCAATAGGAGAATCTGGAGTTAAATATCCCATAACCCCGTCCATTCCTAATCTTACTCCTGCTGCTTGAGTCATTTTTGTTGCGGCTACTCCTGCTTTGTTTAATTCTATTGGTTGTGCCACTGTTACTGTTTCTCCTACTTCCGTTGCTGCTACAGCTGCATCAGCAGATCCTTCAGTCATTGCTACTTCTGAACCTCCTCCGGTAGTAAAAATATCAAACCTTTTAATAAAACTTGCTCCATAGTATAAAAGTAATGCACCTGCAATAATTTTTAAAGCATCTTTCACACCGGCACCTGCAGCAACTGGAGTTATAACTACAGTATCTTTTACAGGAGCAATTAAAGCATCGAAGTGTCCATCTAATAAATCTTCTCCATTTTGAATAGTAAAATTTACACCTTTTTCAGCACAGTCTACTAAGTATTCTCTAAACCCTTCAGTCTGACATTCTATAAGACGAAAAACATCACGGAAATTAGAAACATTCATGTTCCAATCCGTTCCGAACTTTTCTCCTATTTCTCCCATTAACTTAACGTGGGTCATAAATCTCAACTCCTTTTTCTGGGTATGATACAATTAAAAATGGTATACCCAAAACTTTTGCAACATTTTTATCATGCTGACTTGGTTTACAATTTTGCATATAGTGACTATGGACTACATATTTTATTTTTGAAATCAGTTGATACTTTGCGAAAACTTTTGGGTCAATTTCAAATTGATTTTCTCCTAAAAATTTATTTTCACAAGGAATCCATTTTTCTTCGTTGTCTAACTCTACAATAAGTCCACACATTTCTCTTGGTGCTTCTTTTTTAGCGTGGTCAAATATTTCGTTTAAAAATTTATTCAAAGTTCTTCGATCCTGGAAAGCCACCAAAAGGAAGAATAGCATCTTGAAGAGTCGTTTTACCTCTTGAAGTAGCACTTGTAGTAGAAACAGGATTAAATCCATATCTTTTATTACAAGATTCAAGTCTTTTTCCGCATTCGTCTGCTCTTCTCCAGAACTCACTAAATGCTGGAGCATTCCCTACAGTAGGTTGTTTTGTTTTCCAAAGAAAATCTCCTGATTTTACTATTTCGTTTAATCTATCATCTGTATATGCTTTATAAGTAGTAGATGCTGAATATGTAGAATTAAAAACTCTTATTACCGCAAAATTACTATTGCTTTCTGAAGGTGTTCCCAATGCTGTTTTCGTGCCTGCTGTACGAACTTGCCAGTATCTTGTTAGATTTGTTACGTTATTATATCCTCCACCAGTTGTTATTTCAGTTGCTGCATTATCTGTTGTCTTTATAAAATCGTTTACAGCAAAAGAAGTACTTCCAGCAGCTGCAGTATAATCAGTATAACTTAAACTGTCATCATAAATATATTCATCATCTAAGGTTACATATACTTTTTGCGCATTATCTGAAGTGCCATAAGAACGTCTAAATACTCCATCCTTTCTCCAAGTACATCCACCGCATTTATTTGCCTCTGTTAGTTCTGGTGATGCACCCGTATATTCCCAAGGGCAAGCATTTGCTACTATTTGTCTTGCAGGTATTGTAATTCCTTCAAGATCAAAAGGTGCTTTAAGTTCAAAACTAACTTCTACTGCATCTCTACTTTTTACTTTTGAAATTGTCCAAACTTGTCTTGTAAATTCTACTGATTGTTGTCCTGATCCTGTGTCTGCACTTTCACCCGCTAAATACTTTTTTAATGTTAATCTTCTTATTATCTTTTTTCCTACCATTAAAGGTATATCTGTTGATCCAATTAAAGTTGTAAAATTACTTCCAACATTTGAAAAAGAAATAGAAGGTCTTGCTATTGGACCCGTTACTTTAGTTTCAAATCCTCCTGCAACAACTGGATAAGGAGCATAAGTTCTTAAAGTAGTATTTGTACCATAGTCATATAATTGTAAACTACTACCATCGCTATCCTCTCCCGGTGTTATGTATGCGTAACTTCCATTTGGTTTTTGTATCTCATAGAGTTCTACCATAGGCGACGCTACTGCTTGTTTTTGTAAATCTTCTATTAATTGGTTTGTACTCACGATTCGTAAACTCTCCTAAAAGTTGCTGTTAAACTGTAATAATCATCATATGCCCAAGTCTGGCTCCAAGTTGAACAAATTACTTTAATTGTTTGTTCATTTCCGCTTTCATTTGTATCTGCAAAAGTATAATCAAATGCAGTTATTGCATTTTTTAATTCAAAAAATGCTACTATATCATCAATATCTGCTTTAGGTCTTGTAGCAAAAGATACTGAAAATGATTGCTGTAAATTATTTATTCCGTCAGCAATTCTATGCTCATAACCATCACCAAAAGTTGCTGTATGTACTCTTGGAGTATTAGATACAGTTATACCTTTGTCTGGTACGACAGTTCCTAAAGTTCCTCCTACGTTAAATCCTATTGCCATAATCTATTAATAAGGGGCTAACATCCCGCCTGGTCTTTGTTGTCTTTCTAACTCGTTTTGTACTGCTTGTGCTATTGACTGTCCGATTGCATTCATTTGCTCTGCATCATTTGAAGTAGTACTTGTTTCTCCTGTAGTCATATTTATAGATACATTCACATTTCCGCCCATTCCTCCAGAAACTGGAATTGATCTGCCATCTGGTAGTGGTACTACTGCCTCATTTCCGTGTAACATTGCAGGGTATCCTGACTTGGGTCCTTTGAACATACCTCCAGAAGCTGCATAAACAGGAGTAATCCCACCTTTTGCAAACCCAAAGAAACTTCCAAAAGTTCCTAAGAAGTTCATAGTTTTTCCAAAGAAACCGGTATCATCACTACCAGTAGTAATATCTCCCACTTTAGTTCCCATACCTTGCTGTATTCCATCAATATGTGCTTGTCTAATTATTTCTGCGCCTCTTTGATAAGTTTCCATTTCTTTGTTTCCAAATAAGAAATTAGATATTCCTCTTGACATCTGATCTGATAATTGTTTTGAGACTCCTTCAAATACTCCTTTCGCCACCTTAGCCATAGCATCTTTAAAACTTGACTCTTGTCCTGTCATTAATTCATTCAAGCCTCCTGATATTCCTGTCTCAAAAGCATTTTTAGCAGCTTGACCCAGTAAATATTGATCATCAAGTTGTTTTTCTAAAGCTATTCCTTGTTGCTGCATTAAAAGTAGTTTTTGTTCTTCTGCCACTACTTGAGCATCATCTCTTTTTAATCCTAAATTCTCTAACTCTGCTAAGTAAATTTGTTGATTTCGAATATCTATTTGGTTTTGTGCAAGTTTTGATTGTTTTTGTAGCTGATTAGTTTGCAATTTTGTTGCCCCAATAGATAAAGTAACAAGATTAGTTTGTACTTTTGTTTTATCTCGTATCATCTTCATTTCTAAATCATGAAGTCTTTTAGCCTCTGCTTCTGTTTTTTCTCCAATACGGCCAAAAGCTATAGCACCTACTTTAGTTATTCTTTCTTGATATTTTTCTGCTGTTTTCGTATCTCCTATTTCTTCAAAGAAATCTCTTCTCTTGGCTAAGCTATTTAATTGTCTATCATATGCTTTTATTATTTCTAAATCTTTTTCTGATAAAAATGTGCTTAACATCGACATGGTTCCTTTATCAAAAGTAGTTCCTCCAACTTTAAAATCCATTTTAGCTTGCATTTTACTAAACTGTTCCCCCAGCCCTGATAAAGCTGATCCAGCTTGTTGTATATTAGTAGTTAATTTTGTCAATTGAGTTTGAGGAGCTTTAAAAGAATTTAAGGTTTTTTCAAAATCAGAAGCCGAAGCTGCTAATATTTGAGTAGTCGTTCCCAAGCCTTTCATAGTATTTTGTGCAATAGTTCCTTCCTCTGCAACTCCTGAAAAACCTTTTATTAAAGCTTCATAAGCTCCGCTGGACATAAGTACGCCATCTGTATTTGCTTTTAAAGTATCATTTATTAACTTTATTAAATCGTTGTGCTGATCATAAGCATCACTATTTTTAATTAGTAACGTTTGTTCTGCTGCTAAAGATCTTCTTACTCCTTCAAGTCCTTTTATTTGTGCTTCTGAAAGTTGTTCATGCTCTCTTGTTAGTCCTTTTACATCATACTTCATTCCAGCTCCCTGTAAAAGATTACTCATTGTAGGCCCTAAGAAAGATCTTGATAGATTAGTAAGGCTGCTTCTACCTGATCCAGGACCTCCTTCAAGACCCATTAGTAGATTGCTAAAATCTATGTTTGATAAAGCTCTTGCTGTTTGCAAAGCATTTGTCATTAAAGAATTTTGAGTTTTTAAACCTCTGATAGTTTTTTCTAAATCTTCTGCATTTCTACTATATAATTCTCCAAACTCTTTTTGTGCTGCTTTATATTTTCTTGTAGCTTCATCGGACTTATCCATTAATTGTTTTAAAATTCCAAATAAAGAAATAGCAATTCCAGCATACCCAATAAAAGAAACAGCCATTAACAGTCCTCTACCTAAAAACTTCATAGTTCCTACAAACTTTCCATATTCTGCTTGCATTACGTATAAAGTTGAAAGAAATTTGAATTTCATCTTATCTAAAGCATTTCCGTGATCTGCTTGCATTCTTAAATTATTTGCTTTAATAACTAAAAGCATTTTTGTATGTTCTCGTTTTGTAAAATTAGTATAGTCAAGAAATTTTGATTTTTTAGCTCTTAATGATCGTTCAAAATTTTGTAATTCTTGTTGTGTTTTTAGTTTTCCAAACTTAGCTTTTCCTGCCTCTGTTAGTACTCCTTCGGTTTTAACAAAAGATCTAACTCCTCTTAATTCTGCTTTTAAATCAGTTGCAGGAATATCAGGAGTAACAGCTTTTATAAGTTGAGTACCTGCTAATATACCCATACCTGCTGTTGCTACTGTATTTTGTTGAAGAACGGTTGCCATAAATTCTGCCATAGGTCCAATTGCTCTTTTTACAGTATTTATTAAATCATCAAAAGCTTTTGCAAGTTTACCTAATTCATTAATTTGAGTTTCAACTCCTCCAAATTTTTCTTCCCCTTGCTCAAGTACTTCATTTACAACTGCCTGTGATTTTTCAAATATATTTAGTTGATTTTTTGCTTTACCTATTGAAAGTGCATATTTTTCTGTAGCAGTATCAAGACGAAGAATAATACCTAATTCGTCTAAAAGTTCTGGTTCCGCTTTTACAGCACCTCTTACTAATCTATTAAATGAATCTGTTAAGTCTCTTCCTAACATAAGAGAAGCATTTTTTGCAACGACACCCAGCTCATTAATTTGTTGTGCAGATAAACCAGCTGCAGTACCAATAGCAACTGCTTGTGCAGCCTCTGCAAAAGCTAACTGAGCTCCTGTTGCTGCTTGTAATTGTCTTGTTAATATTGCAAGAGATTGTCCTGTTCTTTGAGAGTATTCTAATTGCCCTTGTTCTAATATTCTTAAATCTGCCGCATCTTTCAAAAACCTAAAAGCTGCTGTAATAGCAAATATATTAGCAGCAAGGGTAGCATATGCAGGCACAAGACCGCCCGTGATGCCTTGCGCCATCTTCGAGAAGTTTTTTGTGGTATTTGACGATTGTCTGGATGCGCCTTTGAAGTTACGATTTAGAGTTTGTTCAGTTCTATTTAAATCGTCTGTGGCTTTTTTGGCTTGTTTCGTCTTTTTGGTATAAAGCTCAATAGTATTACCATCATCTAATCTGAGTAATATTTTTCCGCCATTAATTGTTGTCATCTTTACCTTTTAATATTTGCAGAATTTATTCCGCCTTGTCCTTTTGACTGTTTTGATTTAGCTTTTCTTCTTTGTTCCGCTTCTTCATTTATCTGTCTTGCTTGATTGGATTCAATGTGTTTTATAAAATAAACTACAGTTTTTTTATCTTCTACATTCCAAACATCTAACAAAGTTCCTAAAGATGACATATCTTTTCCCATATAATGACCGCTCATTCCTTCCCAGCGGTCTGGTAATAACTGGTGTATAAAAAATGCCACCTGAACTTCATGAGGATAATTCTCAATAGTTGGTGGCATCTTTTCTGGATCAGGGTCTTCTCCTAATTGTTCACACATATTTAAATATGCATCTAAGGAAAGTTGTCCTGTTTTAAAATGCTGCTTTAATAAACCAAGTATTTGTTCTACTTGGTCTTGGTAAAATTTTCCAATTCTCCTGTGACTTCTGTCACCCAAGAATCAAAGTCTGATGCATTTTTCATTAATGTTTCTGCATTTTCTTGATTGTATTCAAGTTCATCATTAGGGTCTACGCTACTTATATCCACCAATAGAAGCTCTTCTAAGTAAGAATATTTTAAGCCTTTCCATCCCTTTATAATTGCCTTTACATATTCAACCAAAAATTTTTCTTCATCTAATGTGTCTTCAAAAGCTCTTGTTTTCCTGTTAAACTTTTGAGTCACTGATTTATTTCTAAGTTTTAATAATTCTTCTCTTGCGAGATAACACAGATCAACTGAGAATCCAGACATTCCTGGATAGTCAACTGTTACTGTTTTGCTTGGAGTTAATAAACTCGCTAAGGTTACTTTTTCTTTTTTCTGTTCCGTCATTATTTTTTCCTATAAAAGAGGGAGGGAATTACCCCTCCCTGTTAATTTAATTATGATACGACGTTACCTATATACTTAATTGTAGCTTCAAAGTTTCCTGCAGTATTTCCTGGATCTACTGATGTTGGTAAAGCGTGGAACGCTGCATCAATAGAAATAATATCCTCAATTGAATGAGATGGAACTTCTAAGTGACAAGTTGGCATGTTAATTACTACTTTCGGAGAGTTTGCTCCTCCAATGCTAAAAGTAAGATCAAAGTCATTTGTAATTGTAGTTGTAGACTCAATAATATCTTCAAATAACTCTGCTGATTTACCTGTGTCATTATTTAAGTAACAAGTAAAGTTACCGCTTACTGATCTTGTACCTGTAACATTACCTAAAGGTTGATTAACTACTCCTAAAGTTTCAGGTGTTAAATAAGTAATATTGTTTTCAAAAGTAATATTACCACCTGTTAGTACTAAGTCATAACTTGTATTAAAGTCACCGCTGCCTCCAGTTTCTGCTGCTAAAGTTGTTAATCTGTTTCTGATAAAGTTTGAAGTTTCTGTTGTTCCTTCTGAAATACTGTTTGTAATTGTTACAGAAGCTGAATTAAGCTCAGAAATTAATTTTCCGAAACCACTCCAGTTAATTGTAGCAATTCCATCTATATCAAAATCAATAGATGCTGAAGAAACTACACATTTTTCAATTTTATATGTTAATTTTGTTCCTGATCCTGCACCGCCCATTTCGAAGTAAAGATCAAATTCTCCTAAAGCTGTTACTTCTGAAGATATAAAATTAATATCCATATCAGTATCATCTTGTACGATTGGAGTAGTTGCTCCGTCTCCTAAATCTGGACCTGACCATAC